GCAGATGTTGCAGGTTGTACATAATTTGCATCTTCGCCCAATGTTACTTCTTCTGCTTTCTTAATTGCAGTAGTGCCTCCAGAAAGAACCATGTCTAGTTTTTTCTTAAGATCGTCATATGACTTGAAGTTTTTAGGATCAAGAAACGCTGTAAGGGAATGTTGCTTGTTCCAAATATTCTCGATAATAGAATCATCCTCGGAAATTGAACTTGGTGTATCAAACTCTGATTTATCGTAATTGCGATATCCTTCCACATTACGAATTTTTAATTTAAAGTTTGCACCTTCCCAAAAGTCGAACGGATTAAGTGGCTTTTCGTCCTCGAACTGTGGTTCAGCAACATCTTTAATTTTGTCGAAAATTTTCTTGCCGAACTTAAACAAAAATACTTTGCCTTCATTTTCAGGATGCTTAGAATCTTGAACAATAAGAATATTAGTGTAATAAGTCAGTTTACGCTTTTGTTTTCGAGCAATTTCTTTATTGGCTTCCGAACCTGAATTCCATAACTCAGTATTAAACTCAGATACAGGATCAGTCTTGCCAATAGTTGTTAGTGAATTCTCAATGTACCATTTCCCTGTAGGGCCTTGGAAACCGTGATTCCAAATTCTAACCCAGGGCAGGTCTTCGTTCTTAGGTGGTGCCAAGAAACGAATTACCGCATAGCCGTTGCCTGCTTTGTCAACCTCAGGTTGCCAGAAGCGATCGTCATTGCGATTATTAGATTCAGATTGGGGATTTGCGATCTTTTCAACTTCTTTCATTAAAGAATCGAAGCCGCCTCGAGATTTGCGGAGATCTGCTAGTGAAGTGTATGCCATAGTATGTCCTTTCGTATTAACGGTGTATGGTTTTCGTATTAGTATTAACGTTTTTTAATTTTTTGATTAGCATATGCATAATCTAAGTACTCATCAAATACATCATCGTCTTTTTGTAATGATGCTACATTATATATAATCTTTCGATGTTTGTCAATCTTGTTGGTGCCCTTTTCAACACGGCGCATCTTTTTTTCACGATCATAATAATCGTTCTTCTTTAACTTAGTCATTTTAAAAAATATAGGCTCCCACCTGAATATTAAACATCTTGTTTTTTCTTGACTGGCACTTTCAAGAACGGCCAGCCAGACATTCTCTTATTCAACTCCATTTGACTATGAGCTAACTTAATCAAATATCTTTGAGTCTCCTTAAGAGATTCCTGTGTAGTTAAAAGTGCATCTTGAAGCAAAGAAACATCCTGTTCTAATTTCTTAATCTTCTGCGCTTTCAATTCCAACTCTTCTTCTAAATATTGCATTGTATTTTTCCAAATCTATTAATAGAAAAGGTTTGTACTTTTTAATAAGTCTAGATATATCTGGCCATACTATTGTATCGCTGATTTCTCTATCAAACCTGTCGGTAAAATTATTTAGCCGTTCCAATATAACTAAAGTTTCAACACTAATAGTGTTTCTTAGAAACGCTTTAATTATATATGGATGTTGCCCTTTTGAAACCTCAAAGATTTCATCAATGCTCAATTTAGACCCCTCGGCATCTTCTATAAGATTGTCCAATTCTTGTTGAAAGTTGTATGATAAACTCTCAACTCGTTTTTTCCATTCCTTATATCGTTGCCCTGCATCCATATCAAACATACCACCCCAGCGGTCGCCTGATACGAAATTTGCTACTAGAAAATTAGCAACTTCTTCGTCGGAATAAGTTTTTGCTATTTTCTTAATTGAGTACAAATCTTTGCGCTTTGCAAACGCTTGACGACTTGCCCTCACTCTGCCCTTTTGCGTTACTACATCATAATCATCAGTTGTGAAGTGTAATCTTAACGCTAGGTACATTCTATAAACCGAATATTCATCCATTATCATAAAGGTAATTTACCTCGTGGCCTCATATAGTTTTGTTCTTCTGCTTCATTTTGAATTTTATCTTTTAACGATTGGTTAATTAAATTCGCTACGGCTTCAACATCAATATCAATTTCATTGCAGTATTTTATTACTGCATCCATATATCCAATACTTTCAGTAAAAACTTTTTCCTCAATATAAAGTGAGAATTCATTTTGGGATCTAAATCTTTTAGTTATTACTAAACTATCGGTTAATACGTCGTCTAATTTAAGTTCTGTCATTCTTTTCTTCTGGAAATAATACTTCATCCATAAAGGTTCTAAACACTGTTTCGTCGATACCTAAATTAACCATCATAGCCGGAGTATGTGGATTCATTTTTTGGAACTTACAATAGTTGTTATACCGTTCTTTATATGATTCGCCTGTTTTTTCAACACATCCTACATTATATAGGTAAACGTGTAAACTTTCAATAGCTAAATCAACTAATTTGTCCAATTCATCTTCCTCGGATATATTACCGGCCGCAATCATGCCTGGACTAAAAATTTGAGTTGCCCAATCAGGCAATACTCTGGGCTTATTCCATTCTAATTTTGAAGAACGGTCAATGAACCACGCATATACTGGGCAATTTCCGTTCTTAGAAAAATCATGAAAAGCACCTGTAATTTTATTTGCTCCGCACACCACATCAAATCCAAATATAGGAGTTGGATCATCTAATTCGGGAAATATAGTCATATGCATGACCCATATCTTTTTTGCTTCTCTTGCATCTACTATTTCTACGTGCGCGCGACGATAATTGCGAGATGTAAAAATATAATTTTCCCAAAGGTATCCTGCACCTTGTTCTGCAGTATATTTTAATTCATCGTCTGTAGATTGTTCCAATGTATCAATTAATGTCTGAGACAATGGAATCATTTTATCCCACACTAAAGACATTAGTTATATTCCTTAACTAACGCAATGTTATAGTCAAAAGCAACGCATGCTTCTGGTCCCATATCATCATTAAGTTTACTTCGAATTTTATTAATCAATTCATCTTTGTTATTAAACTCAAACATTTTGCCTGAACCGGGAACAAGCTTAGCCATCATTTGCCCGCCATACAAATCTCCCATATGACGAACATAGATATGCGCCATTAATTTTTCAGCATCTGTAATATCTAAAATATGATTAATATATTTTAGGGTTGATTCTGTAATATAATAAGTTTTGCCATCTTTAGACAATTCTTTAAAGTCTTCAAATATTAAGCTTGCTCGTTTAATATCTGCAATATCATCTAACAAATTAAATTTTGGCGCCGCAAGATTTTCCATTGCGTGATAAATCAAATATAGTTGATATAAGTATTCAGCATACTTGTCTTTATCAACACTTTTCTGAAAAATAGATTTAATAAAAGGTTGCGTTTCCGCTTCCTTGTGTTTTTCAGATGTTTGTTCTTTTAATGTAGCCATGATTATTTAAATAGTATTAGTGCAAGAAGCGTTGAGTGAATAATAAATCCTACACCAATTGTTACAATGTGTAGGATATCCCTGAGGATTACTGCCCTAACAAATAACATTGATAGACCACCCCAAATGAATAGGATGAGATCAACCGGCGGCATCTTATCTGATAGACCAGACATGATTGAAATCATTGTTGGTATAGTTGCAGCATGGATAAGAACAATGCCAATCCACGCAATTGTTTCAGCTGTCGCAACTGTCAATGTTGTTTTGCAGTATTCAATAACGTCTTGTAGTGTAGGATATTTCATAATTTATCTGTAGAAAATGTGATTGCCAATTTTTGCGATTTGTTGACGGTTCCATCCAGGTGAAACATATGTTGCGTGATAATAAAGTGCATCGGTTAGACCTGCTAATCGAAATCCTTCAAGTAAAACTTTCTTAGCTACTTCGTAAGATTCTTTATATGCAGATTGGTGGATTGGTCTTGTTTTTGTAGAGGTCTCGCAGTACCAACTGAATTGGCAAATTACCTTTTCATATACTATGTTCTTTTGATATACTACACGGCAAATATCATTTGGAAATCCAGCATTTGCTGCTCTATTCATTGTGACCTGCGCTACAGCAACTTTACCTTCAAACGGTTCACTTCTTGCTTCGTGGTAAATATTTTTTGCTAAACAGTCTAATTGTTGTTCTCTAACTGCAACGGTTGCAGAGGTATCTTCAAAGTTTGATTGTTTTAAATTGTGTAGTTTTGATGTTGTTACTTGTGTAAGAATTGAAATTAAAAATAATGCGGATACTGCTACTAAAAATGATTTTGTGTATGTTTTCATTTATCTACGCAAGGGGATTACTCCCCCTGCCTTCAGATTACTTTTTACTAATAGTCTTTATATTATCTTGAGGAATGTTAGAAACAAAGCCATTCAATACATGAGCC